TGTTAGATATCTTACTGTTAGAGTAGTATTATAAGGGGCAATCCCATAAGTATTTGTAAATACAAAGTTTGTTGGAGAAAAAGCTGTTGTTAATTTATCTTGTTCAAATGGTAAACCTAAACCTACATTATCAGGATTAGGAATTATTTCTTCTGTTGTTGATCTAGTACTACCAGCCCCAAATTGTAATTGTAATGAACCAGAATCTATAAAACGAGCGGCAAATCTTCTTTGTACTGTTTTTAATTCTAATAAATATGGTACTTCTGGATCTGAAAAGAAATTAGGATCATTTGTATTAGTATTTCTTATTGAATTAAATACGTTTTCTTGAGCTAAATTAGGTACTTCATACCATGTATTACCATTAGTATCAGTTACATCTAAAATACCTATTATATTAGCATCATTTATATTTACACTATCAAATTTTATAGCATTAGCAAATGTAAAACTAGTAGTTTGAATAGCCGCAGATGTTGCTTTTCTTGTCTTTTTTAATAAATAATAAGTTGGATTATTATTTGCTATTTGATAAACTGATACTGTAGTAGGATCAAGAGAACTTGATGCCGAAAAATCAATTGCATCTTTTGTTAAAAATTCAATAGCATCTGCAGTATTTGATGTTACTACGTTATCTTCTGGAATTAATAAAGCATAGCTATAATCCGGTACATAAACACTTGCACTTAATATTGATGGTACCTGTTGGTAATAATCAATCATAGTAGACGCTACACTAGTTACTTTAGGTACATAACCCATAGAATAAGCTAGAGAAAATAAATTTTGAGTTTGTCTTGCCTTTTGTATAAAAGTTTCTTGAATTTGATTATCTAAATAAAAAGATAATACATCACCCACATAAGATGCCATTTCCATAAATAGCATACCTGTTGATGTTTCGGTGAAATCATTATATGTATTTGGAAAATATGTTTTAGAATACTGGATTAGTTGATTTCTAATTGTATTGAAATCTCTATCAGTATATCTTATATCTCTATCTAAATTAGTCATTATTGTAGTTCTATGTTAATCAAATCTTCAATACCAAAATTTTCTATTTGATATGTTAAAATGAAATTAATTTCGTTTCTATCTTCTTGATTTTCAAATTTTAATTCTTTTATAACTACTGTTGGAAAATATCTTGTTATATCATTTTGAATCATTATTAATAAATCATCCTGAGTAGATTCTAATATATTTTCGAATAATAAATTTCTTAAATCACCACCAAACATAGGTCTAAATACTCTTTCTCCTTTATTAGTTAATAAATAATTAATTATATTAGCTTTAGTTTGTTCTCTTGTTGTAAATGTTGGCACAAATACAGCATCTCCATTTAAAGGAAAACCATACCCTACCGCTACACTAGGGGTAAGATCTATAGGAAATTGACTCTGTATTATTCTTGCCATTATTTTATTTACTACTCATTAATCCTGCTATTTGACTCATATCAACTTCTCCTGCTGGTAATGTACCATTTGCTACATCCATACCTGCTTGAGGTTGGAATTGCTGTACATTATTAGTATTAAAAGATTGTGTATCACCTAAAATATTTTCATATGCTGCTCTTTTGGATTCTGCAGTCATTGATGGTGTTTGAGGTGCTGCCGGTGTTCTACTTTCCATTACTGGAGCCGTATATGTTGGTTGAGTTATAACTTTTGGAGTTTTAACAGCTTCCAACAAAATTTCTTTCAATTCCTCTTGAATAGCCTCTCTAACGGCTTCTTTGATTATTGTTTTTAGTGCTGATGTCTTCATTTTATTTATAAATATTAAATTAGTTTATTTTTATGTATCTTCTATTGTAAAGAATGTAAAATTAGTTGGGTAATTTTCGCTTGAACCACCTTCTTCAGGAATACTACCAATTATCTCTAAATCATATGTATAAGTTCCTAGTAAATCTAAACCACCTACTTCTTCATTTATTCTTTCATTTCTATTAGCTAATTGAGTAGCTTGTAAGGCCACAACAATGTCTGGGTTGTCAGTTGAAACTTGGGTAGGAATAATTGGTATTCCTGTTGCTCCTCCTGTCCAAGCACCACCATTATAAGATGGTGAGCTTTGTTGATTAAATAATGAATTATATAATGGTATTATTTTATTTGAAAATTCCCACATCATAGATAATGTAGCTGCCTTTTTCCAATTTTGACCATCATCTAGTCTAGATTCTTCATATGCATTTTTTCTAGCTGCCCAATACCAATTTATAGGTAAGTCATTCTTTCCTTGTTCTAATACTTTCCTTCTGTAATCTCCAGAAGCATCACCACTATTTCCTAAATCTACTTTATATCTAGTCCCATACAATTTATTTGATAAAGAAAGTACTTGTTCATTATATAATAATGGTTTTGTTTTGTCATATAACTTAACGATAAAATCTAATAAACCTCCTATTCTAGAATCACTAACTCTATCTTTAGATCCATTATCTCCGAAATAGTTGCTTCTTACATATTTTAACTTTTCCGCATAAGTTAATCCATCTTCCATATCTTGTTTTACTACATTAAACCTTCCACCCTCTACTGTATTAGGTAGTGCGCTAATGTTTAAAGTATCTTCATTAAAAGTTTGATATAAAGTTTCTAATATACTAATAGCACCTGAGCCATTTTCAGTTTTAAAATCATCAATTGCACTTTGGTTAAAACCTGCTACTCTACCTGTATAAGGATTGATATTATCTTGTATAGCAAATGATCTTCTTATTGTTAATAATGCTTCAGTATATCCTAAATTACCACTATCCGTTCCCCCAAATGTAGACATTTTAATACTAACAGGTTTGTTAACTTGTATTGTCCCTGATGTAATATATGAAGTGATAGGTATACTAGGAACAACACTACCAACTCTACCACTAATTAAAGCATCAGCTCCAAATTCTACATCTGTTGCTGAGCCGTTTAGATTTACTTGTCTGCTACCATATCTAACAAATGTTGGTAAGGGTCTATTACTAGGAGAAGGTAGGAAACCAAATTGTTCTAAATATGCTTCTTGATATTCTTCATTCCCACTAGTAATAAAGGTACCAGATGATCCACTTACTCTTTCTCTTACTGGTGGAGGTGTCCAAATAGTTACATTATTGGTATAAACATCAATAGCAAATTTTCCTTCAGCAATTAATACATTTATATTAGAAGCATAAGAATATGCTCCTTCTTCTAATTCAGGATTAGTTGTAGGATTATTATTATAAACTATAATACTTCCACCTCCGGCTATACCATCACTTATACCTGTAGAGTTTGCTCTTATGGCTTTTATTCTTCTAGAGGGAAAAGAAAATTCCTGTACTGGATTGCTTTCTAATACAAATCTAAAGTTTTTATAAATATAGGGATTTGCTGCATTTGGTGTTAATCTTTCTTCTAAAACATTACTTAACCCTACAGCAAATGATGAATCTATAGTTGCTAATTGACCCCTAATATTTGCCATTAAACTAGCTTTATTAGCATCTATATCTGCCTGTGTTAAAAGAGGACAAACGTCTTGAAGATCTACTACAGCTTTAACCATTCCTAACACATTAACAAAAGGATCTATTACTAAATTTAGTTTATTTAAAGGGGTTGTAACAGTATTAAGTAAATTTACTAATGTAGTAGTAGCAGTTGGAATTAAGTTAACACTAGCTCTTGCTGCTTCTAATAATTCTCCTAATGTAATTAAAGTAGAGGCAAAGGTATTAGGTACAGATAAAGGTACCCCAGCACCTGGAGGAAATGAAGTTGGTAATGCTAATAATTTTATAATTGTAACTATATCTGCTACTGTATTTATAGTTTCAGTAACCGGAAGTGTTTTTTCTTGAAGTTTCACAACAGGTTCTTGAAGACTAAGTACTGTTTCTTTTATTGAATTAGTAGTAGCATATATAGCTGATACTTTATCTTCAGCACCAGTAATTAATCTTGATGTTTCTTCTCTTTGTTGTATTGACATTAAAGGTTGAGCACAAATTATTTCTGGAGTTAATAATTTACTTGAATCTATTGTGGGAGCTTCTCCTCTTAAAACTGAGCGAACATCTATAGGTAAAGTATTTGGATCAATTCCAGCTTTTTCAATCAGTTCTAATCCTGAGTCTATAACTTTATTTTCCATATCCGTAATAGATTTTTTTAATCTACTAGAATTTTTAGCAACTGTTATTACCTGTCGTAATGCTACTTTATCTAAACCCATTATTTACTAGTTGTTACCGTTGATTTATATTGTTTTACTTTACTTAACATTTCACCAGCAGACTGAGCTAAACTAGTTGCTGGTGGTATTATCCCAAGTACTGGAGGAGATATTTTACCAGGCCCCCCAATTGGATTTGATGATAATGCTGATGCTAATGAATTTAGATCTGTACATAGTGTTTCAAAATCCTTTAAAAATTTATTACCTAATATCATTGGTTCAGAAGCATTTTTATCTCCTAAAGCTACACTTTTAGAT